CTACTTCATTAGCTTGGAGGTCATCTTCTGCTATTGATAATTTAGAAGAAGATAATGATGTAGAATTAACTAAATTTTTAGAAAATCCATCTATTGATATAACTGAATTTAACGCTGAATTTGAAATTGATGAAGATTATTTAAAACAGAATAAACCTTTATACGATAAATTAAATAGTGGAGAAACTTTAACTCAAGAAGATATTAATAATATACCTATTAAAGTTTATTTTTTAAATAAAGAAGGTAATAGAGTAAAAAACAGAAACAATGAAGATTTGTTTAGTTATTTACACGCTAATGATTTTTGGAATGGTAAAAATATACAATCTGTTAATCCTGAAGATTTAAAAAAAGAATTAGCAATTTTTAAATTTAACATATTAAAAAAATTAAAAAATAACGAAAAAGCTATTTCTAAAATATTAAATCAAAAAGATGGTATATTACAGGAAGATTATGAAATGGTTTTAAATCCTGCTACTAATAAAAAAGAAAGAAGACTAGTATTTAAACCATTAAGTGAAGCTATTGCATTAGATGAAAATGAAATAGAATTTTTATTTGGTGATAGTTTTAACCAATATATTTCTGGTAATTCAATTGACCAAGAAGCACTACAACATACTACTGCTACTCCAGGTGCTATATACATTAAATTTAAAAAACCTAATGGTAAAGTATTTCCTGCTAGAGTATTTGTTAGAAAACTTGATAATAATGATGTAAATGCTTTATTTAGTATTTTAAATTATGCTTATTCACAAAACCAACCATTAAAAACAGAAATATCTAAATTAAATCCTGAATTACAAAAAGAACTAAGTAATTCTCAATTTGTTAAAGATTTAATTAGTGTTTTAAGTTCTAAAGCTACTTTATTAGATGTATTAAATAATTTTGTTTACGAAGGTAAAATTTCTCAAGGTAAAGGTTTAAATGAATTAAGAAAAGTAGGTAATGATGTTTTTATAAATGGTGTTAAATTTAATGTAAATGATTTTAATAATGGAAACCAGAGTAAAATAAAAGCTGAATTAGCTAAAAAAATGATTAATATTAATGCTAAAAAATTAAATCAATCTTCTTACAAAAAAATATTACTTGATAATAATGTAATTCAAACACATATAAGATTAAAAAAAGGTTATGTAACACCTTTTTCAACACCTACTACTGTAATTAGTAATAGATTAGAAGGTGATTCAACAAATCAATCTTCTGATGTTGAAGAAAGATTTGATGATGAAACTACAACTCAATCTACTCAAGAATCTAATATTGAAGCTAAAAAAGCTGATATAGAAAGATTAGAGAAAGAAAAGCAAGATTTATTAAATCAACCTATTAAAGAATCTAAAGTAAAAGAAGTAACTCCTTCTAAAGTAGATACTTATTTAAGTACTCCTAATCAAGATGGTAGTTTTAATAGTTCTTCTTCTAGAATGTCTTTTATACCAGGAGCTTCAATAATGGCTTTTGAAAGTATAGGAAATAATAAATTTGCTGTATATATAAGTAAACAAAGCGATGCTGTAAATATGGCTTTAGCATATCCAGATAGAACAATTGACCCTGTATTTGAAGCGTTATCTGCTTTTAACCCAAAAGCAAAAGAAATACAAGTTATAAAACCTGCTATTGTTGAATTGCAAGGAGATAAGTATGTTTTAATTGAAAAAGGATTAATTGATTATGATAGTGTAGGTATAAATAAATCTAATGAAACAAAAACTTTACCTGATACATCTAAAATAGATGCTCAAATAGCTCAAAAAAAAGCTGAGTTAGCTGAATTAGAAAAAAGAAAACCAGAAATAGTAAATAGATATTCTGATTCAGATGTAAAATCAAATCCTGATAAAATTTATGTTTTTGGAGATAATGTACAAAGAACAGGAACTGGAGGTCAAGCACAAATAAGAAATAATTCAAATGCTTTTGGAATAGCTACTAAGTTAAAACCAAGTAATAACCAAGACGCTTTTATGTCTGATAATGATTTAGAATCTAATAAAAAAATTATTGATTCTGATATACAAAAAATACTTAATCAAAACAAACATTTAGTATTTCCTAAAGATGGATTTGGTACTGGTTTAGCAAAACTTAAAGAAAAAGCACCTAAAACTTATGAATATTTAAGACAAAGATTATTAGAAGAGTTTTATTTTGATAATGAAAATGGAAAAATAATTGAAAACAATGAAAAATTAGCTAAATTAGAATCTAAACAAGAAGTTTTAGAAAATATAAATGAAACACTTACAATTAAAGAAAATGTAATAGATAAAGATACTGAAAATGAAAAAGATAAATTAGAAAAATTTAAAGATACTGATGATGTTAATGATATTTCAGAATTTGATGATTTTGTACTAAACAGTAAAGAATCTGAAGACACAAAAACAGAAAAAGTTATTGAACAAAAAGTAGACAATTTTTTAGAAAATGAATTTAAAGAAGACGTAGAGAAAATAGCAAAAGAAGAAAATTTAACTGTCGAAGAAGTAAAACAAAAAGTTAAAGATAATTTAAATAATAAAAATTTATCTTCTTTTAGTAAATCTTTTAAAAATTTAATTGATAAAATTAAAAAACTAATTTTAACTTTATTTGTTTCTGGTGCTATAATAGCAGGAACTTCTAGTTTTTTTTTAGATAAAGATGGTACAGTTTCTTTTGATATTTTTTCTAATATTGAAATAGAAAACATAAAACAATGGGGTACTAGATTTTTAGATAAACAAGGTTTAATAGAAGTAGCAGATAATCAAATAGTAAAAGAGTCAAGTTTACCTAAAATAGTAGAAAATATAAAACCTCAAAAAATATTTGAGATTATAGGCTCTGTTCCAGATAGTTATAATTCATCTGATACTTTATTATCTTATAGAAGTCAATGGGATAACTCTGAAGGATTTAGATATATACCTGTTCCTGTTAAAAAAGATTTACCAAAAGGAGGTATGAAAATTTCAGGTGTAGTAGGAGTAGGACATTTTTTATTAGATGCTTCTATTTCTGATAAAACATATTCTCATGAAAATAATAAAGTTTATTTAAGAAATGCAAAAATAAATAATGATTGGATTCCTGCATTTGAAAAAAATAAAGATAATTCTGTAACATTAAAGTATAAAAAATATAATAATTTAACAAAAAATGATATAGTAGTTTCTCCTTTAAGACAATTTAAATTTACTAACATAGACTTTAACAAAAGTAAAAAACCAGAAGGATTTAAATCATCAATTAAAGAAGTTAAAACTAAAGATGGAAAAGGAACTTATTTAATATTTAAAGATAAAGATGGGTATTCTAGATTTAGTGGTGGTTCTGTTGTTTTTATATTTAACGATTCTTACGGTAATACAATTGTTAGAGATTTTGCAGGTTCTATTAATCAAATAAAATTAGAAGGTGAAAACATAACAAATTCTTACAATTTAAATGAAAATGATTTAGTTATAGGTTATCATGATGTTGGTTCTTTTAGTGCAAAACCTAAAGCAAAAAACAATGAAATAAATACACAACAATGGTCAGGATTTAACCCTAATGGAGAAACTGGTGGTGCATTACTTATTCCTACAGAAGGTAATATTAACAATTCAAAACCAATTAATTCTGTGTTTTCAACTAAACAAACACCACAAAAAACAGATAGCGATAAATTAAATGAAGCAGTTGAAGTTTTAAATAAAATATTACCTAAAGAAGTAGCTATAACACTTCAAGATGATTTAATTAAAATATTTGAAAATGGTGATGCTGCTGTAGCATCTTTTAGCAAAGCAGGTATTATTTTATCTTCTTTTGCTGATGATACAGATGCTTATCATGAAGCTTTCCATGCTGTGTTTAGATTGTTATTATCAGGAAAAGAAAGAAATAGTTTAATAGAAAATTCTAAAAATGATTTCTTAGAACCTACTGATGAACAGATTAAAACATTAATGGATAGACATAATTTATCTAAAGAAGAAGCTATTGATTTATATTACGAAGAAATGTTAGCTGATGAATTTGGTAAATATATGTTAAATCCAAATGAATACACTTTTAATAATAAAGAACAAAAATCATTTTTTGAAAAATTATTAATCTGGATTAATAATATATTAGGTATAAAATCTAATAGAGAAAAAATATTTAGTTCTATTAGAAAAGGTGATTATAGTAATAGTAAACAAGCTGAAGATTCATTAGTTAATTTAAATGTTAATTCTACTGAATTAGCAATGTTTAATAATGAAGTTAATTATATGCTTAAATCTGTTGAAATATTACAATCAGATAAAGCTAAACAAGTATTTACTAAAGCTGAAAAAAATAATTGGGATTTAAACAAAACTTTAACTGAACTACAAATACCTAAAGAACAAAAACAATTAATATTAGATTTAGGTATTAATAATAGAGAAGAAATAGCTTTAGAATTAGCTAGTAAATATAGTTATACTGTTGAAGTCAATACTGCTAAAAGTAAAGAAGATTTTTCAGATAGTGACACTCAAGAAATAGTATTTACAACGCCATCAGGAATAAGATATTATGGAGATTATCAAGAAAATTACTTTTCAAAAAATAAAGAGATTATATCAAAAGAAGAATTTGTTACTGCATTAAATAATAATAAAAGTATAAATAATTCTTCATATTACGCTAATCTAACAGTTCCAGGAGGTATTAATTATACAGAAAATGAAATAACTACTACGTTAATTACACCCTCTATTAAAGGTCATGCACAGTTTGCTACTGATAAAGGTATTGGTTGGTTTAGAAGTGATGATAAAATAATTAATATAAGAAAAAGAAAGTTTGACCCAACAGAAGAATTTGAAGGTAATATTACTGAAAATAATTTAACTATTGGTGAAGGTTCTAAAACTCGTAGAATACTAGAAGTACAATCTGATTTATTTCAGAAAGGTAGAAATATAGAATTTTTATCAAATAATCCTTATGTAACAGATGAACAGCTTACTGCATTAAATAGTAGGAATTTATCTGATGAAGAATATAGTATAGAATTTAATAAAATTGCTGATAAATCTTCTAATCAATTCTTACAACTTCTAAACAAAGACAATAATTGGGTAACTTTCTTTGTTAAATCTATTATACAAGACTCTGCTAAGAAAGGATATGAAAAAGTATTATTTCCTACTGGTAATACAGCTAGTAAAGTTGAAGGACATACTACTTTAGAAGAGTTTAAAAAGCAGAAAGAAGATAGGATTAAAGTATTAGAAGCTGGTATAAATTTAAAACCAGACCCAAATATAGATTTTACTAAATATTCTTTTAGAGAACTAAAAGATATGGGTTATGATTATTTAGGAAATGAAGATGGAAAAGCTATTTGGAAACCTTTAGTAAAAGATAAAACCGAAGCTTTAAATGAAATAAACCAACTTAAACAAGAACTTGAAAGAGTTGAAACAGAAGGATTTGGTGCTTTAAAACCTATTTATAATTTCTATGAAAATACTGTAACTAATATTCTTAAAAAACAAGGATATAATGCTGAATTAATTACTGATGAATATGGTAATACTTGGAATGAAGTTACTATTAAACAGTCAAGAGATTTAAGTCCTATAGTGTTTAAAACTAAAAATAGAATAGTTGAATCTAAAGCTGAACAATTATCTTATTCAAATTATTTTGAATCTAGAATAAATAAACCAGGTAATCCTTTATCTGAACAACAGTTTAATTCATTATCTTTGACAGAACAAGAAGTATTAATTAATCAAACAAAATATTGTTAAATGGCACATTGTATTTTTAGAGGTAGTAAAGAATTTAAAGAACTTCAAAAAGAAACTAATTTACATGAAGATGTTCTTTCTGTTAAAATAGAATTATGGCAAAAGAATAAAATTAATGAATTAGGTATTTTATTAAATGAAAATAAAAAACCTATCTATTTACCTGAAAATAATTTATTTACAGTAAAACCTATACAAACCACAGATGTAAAAGCTAAATCTAAAGCTAAAATAGCTACACAATATATTGGATTTGCAGAAGGTATTACAGGTAGTTCTACTGCTTTATATGCTAAGCAAATAAGTGAGCAAAGTAATAAGTTAATTTCTACAGCAAATATACCTCAAAATTTAGTAAGTGGTGTTGAATCTTTTGGAACAAAACAAGAAGCTAATGACAAAGCTAAAAAACTACTTGGTAGCAATCCACATTCTATTGATATGATAGAAGCTGGTCTTAGAACCAGAACTACAAGAAGTGTAGGAGAAATGTCTAAGTATAATGTTAAGGTTGGTGATGTTGTAAAACAATTTGGTAAGTCTGCTGATGGAACAATTAAAAATATTTTAACAAGAATAACTGCAATACATCCTAAAGGAAGTCCTGAGTTTTTCAACACTTGGGAAAAAGAAGGGTGGACTGCTGAAGGAGTTGAAGCAATAAAAAGATTTAAAGATGGTGCAGCAGCTATTGAATTTGAAGTAATAAAATCTGATATAGTAAATTCAGGAAACTATTCTTCTAACGATGTAATATTTGTGTCTATTGGTGGTAAAAGAGGTAATGAAACTGTTAGAAAACAACAACAAGATAGAACTATTAGAGAAGCTATTAAAGCATTAGAAGATGGAGCTATTTTAATTACAGATAATGCTGCGTATGTAGAATCTAATTCTTATAATGAAGGAGAAAAAAGATTAGCTGCTAACTTAAAAGCAAAAGGTTATAATTATTCTGAAATAACTATTGATGGTAATTTATTAGGTGTATGGAAAAAGTTAAAATCTTTTAAAGATGATAAAATAAATGAAATATTAGATACTTTTCCTACTAAAGAAGAGTTAGGTTATCAAAAATTACAATTATCTGATATTTTTACTGCTGATGAAGTTGATGATTTAGTTAATGGTTATGTTTATTTTTTAACTCAAAGTAATTTAAGTCCTGAAATTGATACAATAGAATTTGATAAAACTACTGCTTTAAAAAAAGTATTAGCTTCAATGAAAAAACAAGGTAATAGCCATTTAGCAGATATTATAGTTGAAGAAGAATTATTTAATGATATATATTCTTTAGGTGATGAATTTTTACAATCATTAGGTATAAAAATAGAAAAAACTTTTAATGATGAAATAGAAGAAGAAAATGAAGATGGGGGTATTGATATTTTAGAATCTTATGAAAGAGACCCTTCATCAATAGCTAATTCTGATATGCTTATATTTTTAAGTTTAGTACCTAAATTTAAAGTAAGTTTAAGAGGTGCTACTGTTTTTGATAAAAGTGAATTAACTGGTATTCCTAAATTTTTAAATGCTAACGAAGTAAAAAATACATTATACGATATATTAAGTAATAATGTAACAGATAATGCTTATCAAGATGGTTATCAGATACTTCATAAAAAGCTAGAAGAATATGCAGATAAAAATCCTACAATTAAATGGGTTTTAAAATCTTTAGAAAAAAGAAGTGAGAAATTTAAAACTAATTTTTACCAAGTGTTTAATAATGCTGATTTAACTTTATTTTCTGTTTTATTAGATGATACTACTGGTACTACTAGAGTAAGAATACAATCAAGTTCAATACAAAATGATGAAACTTCATTATTTAATAAATGGGTATCAGCACACACTTATAAATTAATTACTACTACATTTAATCCTGCAACTAATGGATATGATTATATTTATGATAAAAATCTTGTAAAAGACATAAATTCTAAATATGAAGAAATAAAAAATTTATTAGTTAGAAAAAATTTAGAAAATGAAGATTTGGAAAGTCTAAAAAAAAGTGTTTTAAATTATTTTGAAATGCTTGGTATTACTTTAACAGAAAATCAATACTATGAATTATTATCTACTTTTTACAAATTAGACACTTTTAAAGGTAAAAATCCTACTAATTCAGAATATACTTTACAAGGATTAAAAAATCTATTTACTAGAGAAGAAGGTATTAGATATATAACAACCCATTTTTTAAAAATGGAAAAAGAAAATAATTACAATGTAAAATTTAATGAGAAGTTAGGTAAAAATGATAATGTTATTGAAGACCAAAAATTCACTAGATATTTAGCTTCTATTGTAAATAAAGTTGAGAATACTACATCTTCTCCTATAATATTAGGTGCTAAAGGTAAAAAATATTGGAATAAAATAAAATACAACCTTATTACTAAAAATGTATTAAGATGGAAAAATAACAAATCACTTTTAAAATCTTTTATTGATTCTAGTTTATGGGCTAAAAATTCTTTAATAGCTGATGCTATGTTAAAAGATGAAGCTGATATACAAGTTAAAATATTTAATAATTTTAAAGAAGTAGGTAAAAATGATGAAGGTGAAAAAGTAACTAATTTAAAAGAAAGTGAATTGTTAGTTGCTCATTTTAATATGACTTTACAAAATAATTTTGTTGGTTTAGCAGAAGCTGATAAAAGTATGCAATATGTAATAAGTGGATTTCCTACTCAAATAATTAATCCTAATGATATTAAATTTGAAAATGGTAGATTAGTATTAGCTGATACAGAAAACATGGTAATTGAAGTGATGTTAGATTATCTTGCTGCTGAACTAAATAGAATTAGACAAACTTATGATGATTTGTATGATGAAAATAATAAAGAAAGAGAAAATGTAAAAGGTAAAATACAATATCTACATACTCAAAAAAATGGTTTAAATTCTTATTTATTTCCTAGTTTAACTAATAAAAACAGAGCTAGTGGTGATTCTTTATTAACAGAACTAGGATTAGCTGATGCTTTTGGTAAACCGTTTCCTATAACAAAAGAGTTTCTTTTATCAAATGAAGGATTAAAAGTACATATTAAAAATGCTTTTGAAGAAGCTTTAAATAAAGATTTAAAATTATTTTCTAATAATTATTTAATAGATAAAGTATATAATGAAAACAAAGAATTTATAAGTTATGATTCAAGATTTAAACCTGTTGAAGCTGTAGCTTCTCAGTATGAAAGTTTTAATCAGATGTTTGCAACATTTGTATTTAATTCAATGATAGGTTCTATAGAGATGTCTAAGTTATTTTTAGGAGACCCTGCTGCATTTGAATTTAAAGGTTTAAGTTTATTTTCAGATATTACTAAAAGAATACCTTTAATAGTAGCTTCTGGTAATATTGCTAGAATATATGAAGATAAAGCTAATAATGTTAAAGTAAATCCTACATTTACTTCTGCTGTTACAAATAGTTCAAAAGGACCTTCCAGATTTTACTTTAATGAAAACGGAACTGTTAATGAAGAAATTATTGATAATTTAGTTGATTCTGCTAATAGCATTTTACCTATTGAAAGACAAATAGCTAAAGCTGCATTTAAAAGTAGTATTGAAGCTTATAGAAAAAATAATAAAGCAGATGCTCAATCTTGGATTACATTAGATTTATGGAAACAAAGATGGGCTTCATTTAAAGGTTGGGATGCTAATATGGAAGCAGCATATCAAAGATTAAAAACAAAAAATGCTAATTTAAACGATATAGCTTTAATATTACAACCTATTAAAACTGTAACTACTGAATTAAAAGTTAACAAGAATAAGCAAACTTATGCTATTTATCAAAAAATGTCTGAAGCAGTATTACCTGATTTCTTATTTGAAGATTTCAGATTACAGCATATTATAGACACTATGAAGAAAAATAAAGTTGACCAGCTGGTTACTTTAGATGCACAAAAAGTAGGAGGAGTAGATGTAAATGAATTTTTTGATAAAACAGGTCAGCCTATAGATAATGTGGTTTTAGAAACTTTTACTGTTAATACAGATTCTACTGTTTTACAATTAGATATGCCTTTAAAAGGATTAAAAGACACTTTAATTGGTTCACAGTTAACTAAAAATGCTTTATCAGGAGTTATAACTACTGCTACTTATGTAAGTCCTATTACTGGTAAAGAAACATCAGGTAAAGATTTAATATTAGAGTATCATAATTTAATAGCAGATTTATCTGATGAAGGTTTACAAGAATTATCTAGTAAAATGGGTATAGATACAGTAACCAAAGAAATAAATGATTATGGTAAACTATTTGATTTTATAGCAGAATCATTACAAGATGATTTATCTTCTAGTGATATAGAAATGATAGTTAAATATAAAACATTAGATGTTGTACCTGGAGCTACAATTAAAATTCAAAATACTATTAATAAAGCAATTAAAAAACATACAGTATCATTAAAGCAAAAAGGTGGAAGTGGTATTTTAATGTCTGGTGTTGGATTAATTGGTGGTAAAGATTTATTTACTAAAGAAGTTAAAAATGGTATAGTATGGTTTAAAAATGATTTAACTAAAGGATTATCTCCATCTTATGTAACAAAAGAAGGTTCTAATTATAAAACTCAAAAAGTTCAAATTTTAATAGGTCATAAAGAAATAAGAAAAATTTTAGGAAATAAATTAAACACTTTAACAAGTGAAGAGATTTCTAAATTAATAGACCCTAAAGTTTTAGAAGGAGTTATGTACAGAATACCTAACCAATCATTAGCATCTAATGATGTTTTTGAAATTGTAGGTATATTACCTGATTTTATGGGTGATACTATTATTGCTTTTGATGAAATTACTACTAAAACAGGTTCTGACTTTGATATTGATAAAGCTTATTACATATTACCTAATTTAGAAGTTAATGAAAAAGGTATCATATCATTACCAAAAACACCTAATGAAATGAGTGATGTAGAAGCATACTTTACTAAATTTAAAAAAGATTGGTCTAAATATAAATCAGCTAGAAAAATAAGACTAGAATTAGAGAATAATGAAAAAACTTTAAAAGAGAAAAAATACTATTTAAAAGAAATTGCAAAATTTAAATCAGAATTAGCTTTATTAGTTGAACAAAAAAATGAAGAAAAACAAAAGCTAACAGCAGAAAAAACTTCATTAAGTGAAATGTCTTTAGTAATTGAAAACATATTAAAATCTAATATTTCTGAATTAAATAATGATATTAAAGCAACTTTAGAAAATTTAAAAAATTATAAAGAAGCTATAGATGAATTAAGTCAAGAAATAGAACAAGATTTAATGGATAGATTATTAGAAGAAGGTTTAATTCCTACATTAGAAGAATTTAAACAATTACCTTTTAATAAAAAAGCTACTAAAGAAGTTTTACAGAATAAAAGATTAGAATTTTTAAATACATTTTTAGGAGACCCTAGACATTTAGCTAGAGTAGTAAAACCTATTGATAACGATACTTTAAAAAAATTAATTATAGAATTACACGGTGAAGAAGATTTAAATGCAAATGATGATTTAAATTTCTGGAAAGGTACTACTCAATTAAAAACTAAACAAACATTTGATATGGCTAAATCAATGGTTGGTATTATTGCTAATTCTATGACTGACCATAATGTTAGTACTTCTGAAGTTTTAACTCATATTGGAGTAATGTTTGGTAGAGGTATTCAAGAAAAAGGAGAATCTTTAGTTTCTGCTATTATGAATGAAGATAACATAGAAGTTTCAGAAGTTTTAAATGACTTTATGAATGCTATTGTAGATGCCGCTAAAGACCCTTTTATTGTAAGAGGTAATGTAAATCTTTATACAGCTAATACAGTATTTATGTTAGTAAGGGCAGGTGTTCCATTAGAGTTTGTAATGGCTTTTATTGGTCAACCAGTATTAAAACAATTATCTTTTTTAAAATCAACAAGAGAAGGTAGAGTAGCTGAAAATATGTATGAAAATGGTTTATTTGTAAAACCAGAAGATGAATTAATGAATAGTTTATTTGATAGATTATCAGAAAGTCAAATAAATGATATAAAATTTAATAGTGGTGAAGTTAATTTAAGCTCATTTGAGTTAGATAAGCTAAAAAATAATATAAAACTACACCAAGTTTCACCTGCTTCTGTTAATGTGTATGAACAAGCTTTAATATTAAAGTACTTTTTAAAATTAATGGGTAATGCAAAAAACTTAAATAATTCTTTAAAAGTGACAAAAGAAGATGTTAATGGACCAGGTAAAGTTTTTATAGAATCTTATATAAAAGAAGAAAATATAAAACAAGAATTAAAAGAACCAAAAATAAGAAATCTAGATAAAAAATTAGGATTAACTTATAGTTCTATTTTTGATACTTTATTAGAAGATGAAAATAGAAAAATGTTTGGTGCATATTTTATGAACGGTACTAAAATAGTAAATAATATGTCTAGTGATATATCATTAACTAACAGTCAGTCATTTAAAAATATTTTAAGTATAGTTAAAAACTTACAGAAATCTGATATATTTAATAATCAAGATTTAATAGAAGAAATGCAAAAAGAGTTTTTATCTTTAGTTTTATCTATGGGTGAAAGTCCTATAAATTTAAAAAATTCTGAAAAATTAAATTACTTTAAAGGTGAAAACTCTGTAGCTAGACTTTTATTAAAGTTTACAAATAATTCTAACAATAAAGAATTTGTTTTAAACAATCCTTTTTTAAAAATGTTAGGCACAAATTTATCTAACAGAAAAAATCCTTTAGATGTTATAACTTTTAATAAAAACAGTTCTTATACTGAAAAAGAATTAAAAGATGCTTGGGAAGCTCTAGATAATCACAGTAAAGAAGGTAGAATGTTAGCTAGAAAATTAGCTTTATATTCTTTTACTGCTAATAGTTTTAGTAGTGGTCTTTATACATTCCATGAATATATGCCTAGTTCTTACATAAGTTTATTAAATATTCATGATTTAGTAATAGACGGTAAAAATACATTAGAAGCAAATAACACAGGTAAATTTGTTATGGATATGTTAGAACAAATTGTTAGAAATAATAAAGAAAGTAAATTAATAAGAACTGTTCCTGCTAATAAAAAAGATTTTATAGTTTATAAACAGTTAATACCTAATATTTCTAATGATTTGTTATTTGTTGTAAACAATAAAGACTTTTTAAGTACTTTTGCTTTAAATGAAAAATTAGGAATTTATCCTATGTTTGTAAAAAAGAAAACAGCAAGTAAAACTAATCCTATTATTTTATATAAATTTATAGGGTTAGACCAAGGTTTACCAGTATATAGAGCTATTAAAAATTTAGGTTTAGAAGGTAAAGGGTTTAAAATAAAAGAATACGATAAGAGTGTAACTAAAACTTCAGCTTTTCAAAGTTTAAATACAAATCCATTACTGTTTAATATGGCTTCTAGTTTTAGTAAATTTGAAAAACAAATTAGTTCATTTGTTTCAATGCCTAGTATCTATAAAGAAATAGAAAATAAAGTTATTACAGAAAAAGAATTAGATGATTTAATAAATAATTGTAAAATATGATTTGTCCTAACAAAAATTCAGAAGAATGGAAATTCTTAATGAAAAAACATAACAATAATGAAAGAGAAGCTCTTAGAAACTGGGCTGAAAACAATTTAAATGATTTTACAGATAATGTATTAGTTTCTGAAAAAGCTTCATTTGTTGTAGATGAATTATCTAAAGTTTTTGAAGGTGTTAATATTATTTATGATAATCTATTAGATGTACCTGGAAAAGTAATTAATCAAGAAGGTGTAATATCTTTAGTTATTAATCCTCAATTAATGGAAAAAGATACTATAGCTCATGAATACGGGCATATATTTTTAGATACTATAGGAGGATTAAATAATGAAACAGTTAAACTAGCTTTACAAGAGTTAGAAGAAACAGAAACAGCTAAAAAAGTAAGAGAATTATATTCAGATGAAACTAAAGAAGTTCAAGATAAAGAAATTATTATAAATGCTTTAGGTAAAGAAGTTACTTCTTTATTAGAAAAAGATAAAGATTCTTCTAGATTATCTAAATTAATTAGAGGTATTTTAAATCAAATAGCTGAGTTTTTTGGTTTAAATAATAATCAAATTAAAATTTTAGCTAATCAAATGATTAAATCTAATTTTAAATCTTCAGAACTTGTTTTAGATGAAATAGAATATAGTCAAAAATTAACTAGTGAAGAAGAATTTAAAAAGCAACAATTAATTGATAAAATTAAAGTTTCATTAAATAGTAAAATTAATGAATTAAAAAACCAATTAACTTTTAAAAATGAAGAAGCTGAAAATAATGCTACTTTAAATAAGTTTGAAGATTTATTTACAAAATTAAATTCAGCAAATGCTGATTTAGCTATTTCTGATTATTTAAAACTAGGAGTTTCAAATTCTTCAGCAGTAATAGAAAGATTAAAAACTTTAAAAAAAGAAGATAAAATAGATTTATATATTTTACATAAAATAAAAAACTATATAGATGCTTTTAGTCCTGATATTACAGATTCATTAATGGAAATTATAAATGAATTAGATGAAGTAGATTCAGTTAATTTAAAGAATTTAATATTTAACTATAAACAAGTAGAAGGAGAATATCATAATTTAGGTTTAAAATTTATTAAAGAAAAAATTAATTTAAGCTTTTCTAGTATTCTAGCTTTTTACAGAAGAAAAGCTAACATTGAATTTGTAGAATATGCTAAAAATAATAATATTTCAAAATCTGATAAACAAAAATATGAAGAAGCAAGAAATAAATATATTGAAGATTATCTAGATAGAAATTCTAAAAAAATTAGTGAAGAAATAGAATTAAAGAAAAATAAGTTTTTAACTGTAGTAGATAGAGATATATCATTTTTAGATTATTGGGCTACAAACCCTAGAGATTTAAATAATAATATTATACAAGAAGCTATTAAAATATTAGATGAAGCTGATTATGAAACATCTGCTGAAACTGATGATTATTTATTAAGAGCTAAATATTATTATGATAGATATGTTTCTTATGTAGGTAATAAAAATGACCAAAAAAAGTTATATGAACCTATTTTACAAAAAGATGAAAAAGGTAATACTATAAGATTTTTAAGAACAGTTAATAAAAAAAGAGGTCAATCAGAAAACAGTGTTTTAGACCCTAAATATAAAGGTACTCCTGTTGAAGATTTATTAGTATTTTTAACAGAATCTTATAAAGAAAGAGATAAATTGATACCTAAAAAATATAGAATTAATCATGCTTTACCTAACATTGAAAAAGATAATTTAGAAAGAATATTTGAAGTTGGTGCATTTCAATTAATTAAAGGTTCTTTTCAAGATTTATATACAGCTAGAGCTACTGATACTGATACTGGAGCTAGAGATGAAAATTTAAAAGAATCTGAAAATTACTTAGATAGAAAACTACAAACTGTAGTTAATGCTTCTGGTAAAGAAAAGCAATTTATTCCTATACATTATAGAAATAAAATAGATGAAAAAGATGCTTCATTTGATGTTGTTAGTTTAATGGTATTAGATATGCACCAAGCTTTTAATTATAAAAATAAATTTAAAGTACAATCAACATTAATGGTAATGAGAGATTTACTAGGTAGAGAATCTGCTAAAGTAGTAAAAACAGCAAGTATGTCTAAATTAATTAAAGAAGTATTTGGTGTTGAAGGTGTTGATGTTAAAACTCCTGCTAAAGAAAGTTTAGTTTATAGAGCTTTAAATGATTTAATTGAAGTTAGATTATATAATCAAAAATTAAAAGGAGACCCTACACTTAATAAAATAGTACAAAACTTTAAAAGTTATGTTTCATTAGCTTTAATGACACATAACCCTATTTCTGGTGCAGCTAACTACATTCAAGGTACATCAATGAATATAATTAAAGCTATAGGTAGAGGAGATTTTACTTTAGATGATTATATGAAAGCTAGAATAAAAGTATCTAAAGATTTACCTAACATTACTTCTGATTTAGCTAAATTTCATCACAAATCAAAAACTCAACTTTTAATGAGGAAAATGAATATTAGAAGTAATTATTCACCTTTAATTAATAAGTTTTCAGATAGTAATGTTTTAAAAAGATATGCTAGTCCATTTTCATTTATGTATTTTAACGATGTAGCTGAATTTAATATTCAAGCATCTAATATGTATGCTTCAATGAATAATATTAAAGTAAAGAATAAAGATGGTCAGTATATAAATAAAGAAGGTAAAGTAGTAAAAGATAAAAAAGATGCAGCATCTATAGATGAAGTTTACAAATTAGTTTATACAAATTCTGAAACAGGAGAAACAATAACTGAAGAAGAATATGATAGATTACCTAAAAATAAACAAGAATTATATTTAGATGGTAAATTGGAATTAATAGATGAAGCTTTTTCTGCTGATAGAATAGGTAATTTAAAAAATGAAGACGGTTCTATTAATGATAGTGGTTTTAGAAAATTATCATTAAGATTAAGAGAAATAAACAGAAGTAGTTTTGGTAATTATGATGGTAATAATAGAGCAGGTATAGATAGATATGCTTTAGGTACTTTAATTACTCACATGAGACAATGGTTTACACCTTTAGCTAAAGATAGATTTTTAGGAGGTTATTCTTTATTTAAATTTGATAAAAATAGTAAAGGTAAAAAAAGATTATCTTTTATAGGTTTAGATGAATTAAGGCTAGATGATATTAAATTTAATGAAAATCTAGAATCATTACAAGAAGGATTTTATATAACATTACTTAGATATGTTGGTGATAGTGTTACTAAATTTAAACTAAACGCTTTTGTAGATAACTGGAATAAATTAGATGAATATGAAAAAGTTAATATGAGAAAATCTTTAACAGAAATCACATTAACTTTAAGTTTTGTAATTATTGGTAAAACTTTAGCTAGAATGAAAGGTGAAGCTGATGATGAAGATGAAAAACAAAGATTATTAGTAGCTTCTATTTTAGCAAACAGAGCAGCATCAGAGTTAATGTCATTCTGGAATCCTATGGAGTGGCAAAGAATAGCTACAACACCTGCTGTTTCTTTAGGTGTAGCGTCTAATTTATTTAAAGCTGCATCACAATTAATAACAGAGCCTACTGAAGTATATGAAAAAGGTAAATTTAAAGGTCAAAATAAAGCAAAAGTATATTTTTTACGTGCTACTCCTTTAAAGCCTTTATATAGAGATTTAGAGTCTATTCATAACTGGATAGTAAAATAACGGAAAGTCTAAAAAAAATTAAAAGGTCTTACAATTAAGTAAGACCTTTTTTATTAATCTGTTTGTTTATAGGTTAAACAACCACCAGGTATTAACTATTGTCAAGCTACCTGAACTTTCTCTTGACTACAGATTATTATTTTTAAAAAATATATCTTATTTTATTCCACGGAATAATTTTATCATGAAGTTCTATAAAATCTTTTATATAAAATCTTTTTATATCATGTTTATATCTTATATTTTCACCTCCATACTGACTAGTTTTATTTTCTTGGTATTTAGGATTCCATAATAATTCTTCACCTTTTCTATCTTTTTTTAAATTATCATAATGTTTTTTTTCATTATGTGTAAGAAATATACATTCTGCTAACACTTCATCTTTATATTCTACATAATCATTTACATAATTAAACAATTCTTCATATTTTTCAAGCCAATTATCAGTAACTATAATAGGACTAAAATTTATATGTACTTCATATCCTGCATCAATAAAAGCATTTATAGCTTTAATTCTATCTATAATAAGAGGAGTGTTAGGTTCTAGTAAAGTTGAATAATCTTGTGGCATTAGACTAAATCTAATTCTTACTTTTTTATTAGGATTAAAATTTAAAAAATTAACAGGTATTATTTTAGTAGCTAAACTAGCTTTAGCTTTTTCATGATTTACAAAAAATTCAAAAATTGATTCCCAATCATAATATTTACTATGTAAAGAAAAATCTTCATTGCATGAAATATCGTAAGTCCAATATATAGAATCTGTTTGATTTGGTGTTTTTTCTGGTAGCCAAGTAACATGATTATTAATTGCAGCTAAAATATCTTTAATATTTTTTGCATAATTAAGAGATTTATCATTTGTATGACGTTTCATGTAACAATAACTACAGTCTAATAAACATCCAAATCCAAAAGAAGGAGATATAAAATCTGTACTTCTTCCTGATTCTCTTATTTCAAATGTCTTTCTAATTACTTCTTTAATCATTTTAATCCTTTTAATGTTATTTGAGCATGACTTGGTGTTAAAGCTAAAGGAACACTTCTTAATACACAAGCTCTTATTAAAGCCATTATATCTGCATCATGTGGGTGTGCAGATTTAGTATCAATAAAAAAGAATACAGCAACAATTTTATTATCTAAAACTCTACTAGCTATATCAATATCACCACCATCATGACCACTTCTATATTTTTTATATATAGTAAAACCACTTTCCTCTAATCTGTCTCCAGTTGAACCTGTAGTTACTATTTTATAATTTAATTCTTCAATTAATTGTTTATTTTGTAAAGCAAAAGAAACCATTTGTGCCTTCATTGCGTTATGTGCTATAAATGCTATTCTCATAATTTTTTATTTAAATTTCTTTTTAATAGTTCAGCTCTAGTTATAGCTTCAAGGTTTTTAATATTGTCATTGTTTTTATTACCGTCAATATGGTATATTACATAACCTGTAGGTAATTTACCATTAACTTCTTCATAAACAGCTTTAGGTCTTCTTATTCTTTTTCCTACTCCTGCATATAAATAAACACAATCGTTTTTATTATTCTGTACACCACCTTTCCAAGTATTATTTTTATCACCTGCTCTTTCTCCAGGTTTAAATTCTGATTTTTTAGACAAATGTATACCTTTTAACCCTTTATTCCAAGGAATATTACCTTTTGGAAATCTACCATTCAATTTTATATTCTTTTCCATTTTGTTTTTCTATTACATCGTTAATAACTTTAAAGCAGTCATCAAAAGTTAAAACTTTAGGTTTATATGGATTATAAATATCTGTAATACTTTTAATGTTTATATGAAAAGGATTTCTACAATATTCAATATAATCATCATTAAACCTAAGAATTATTATTCCTGTATTAAACCTTAACACATTATAAAATAAATAATCAGTAAAAGGTTTAAATATATTCTTTTTTAAAGGTTTTTCTGTATTAAATAGTTCACAATTAAGCATAAGCACTCCTTGTTTAGCTAAATAAGTAAAATCTGGACTATTAAACCATCCTATAGTACCATTATTATATTGAGATACAAGATTATGAAATTTATCATAAACTGTAGAATAAGGACCATTGAAAGAATTATTATAACTAAAAGCTAATCCTTTAGATTCTTTATGTTTAAAAGGTCTATTGTTTATAATAATTACTTTTAAATTATTAAAATCACAGTACTTAAAAGCATCAAACATATTATTAATACTAGGGTAAGTTATCATTGATTCTCTTACCTTTTTTATATTTTTAAACATAAGTATAAAATCTTCATTAAAAATACATGGCTCAAATTTACTGAACCATGTATTTAAATTTGTTTGAAGAAATTTTACGTATTCTTCTTTTTTCATAAAATGTAATCTTTTAAAAAAGTTTCTTCTTCAGGTATCATTAAACCATGAAGTTCTGCATTTTTTGGTAATTTTTCTTGTAATTCATTTTCTAAAAACATTCTTAATTCTTCTTTTTTATACAATATTTGAAAAATTTTTGATGTTTTAGTAGCATTATGAAAACTAAGTATTCTAAGTTTAGCATTATCACTTATTTGACTATATTTACCACTTATAATTAAATTGTAATCATTTAAAAATTCTTCTGGAACTTTAAATTTATAAAGAGTATATTGTTTATCAGTATTTTTACTTTCTATAAAGTTTTCATTATCTACTAATTTTTTTTCTACTTCTTCTAATTCAATTATTGGTTTATATCTTAAATGAATATAAATAAATTTACCATAATCTCCAGTAAGTTCATTGCCTACATAGCAATTCATAAAATATTTATCAAAACTAACTTCGTTTTTAGTTTTAACTATTAAAGGAGTTATAAAATTAGAACTTCTGCTAAAAACAGAACTATAAAGAAACAGTTTATTAAAATAATCAGTTTTTTTAAGTTTTATTTTTTGCACTTTAAATTTTTCATTATTAATTACTAAAGTTTCTTTTAATGATAATTTAAAAGAAGGATAATCAATATTACATATTTCTCCATTTTCGTAATTTAAATATCTGTTTACTACTGGTCCTAATTCAATGTACCTAGCATTAGTAGATATTAAAGTTACATTTATACCCTTTTCACATTTAATATGTTTATTAATCATTTTTTTTTAATTTAAACATTTTTTACTTTAACTATTAATGGTATTTCTTTTAATTTTGGTAATTTAAAGTAATCTATTAAATCATCATTTGTAATCATTTGTAATAAATTTATATTTTCACAAAGTTTATTTATTGCTAATTGATTACATTTAAAATGTTCAATATATTTTTTTACAACAGCTTCAAATAATTCTTCTTTTGTTTTTAAATCTTTAAGAATTTTATCAGCTTTAACTTTACCTAATTTTGGAATACCTATAATAGAATCAACACTATCACCTGTAAGCAATTGCTTACATTTAAAATATTCTACTTCAAATTGAGTAACATTAACAAAATCACCTAATTTAACTTCTTCAGAATTGTTAAACTTTTTATACTGATAATTAAAATGTTTACCTTCTTTTTGATATAGTACATCTTTATCAGGAGAACATATAATACATTCATAATTTTTTAAATTATAAGCGTAATATAAAACTAAATCATCAGCTTCATACTGATTAATTACACAAAAGCCTAAATTATTCATTATAAAATCTTTCAATTTATAAAATAATTTAGGCTTATTATTATTTCTTCCTGATTTATAATCTTTTGTTTTAGCAATTTTATGCCTAAAATTATTTGAACAGCTTAAAAAAGCAACATATTTATTAGCTTTAGTAGTTTTTAAAATTATTTCTAATCTTTTATAAATACCTACTTTAGCTTCTTCAAATGTTTGTTCTTTAAAAGCTTCATAGTACAATAAAGCATCCCCATCAATCAACAGCACTTTTTCCATCATAAATAATATTATTTAATTAAAGTTTCTGCTTTTATACCATTTAAAAAGTCATTTACAACAGAATCTTTTAAAGAATCTAAATCATTAAAATAATTTTTAAAATTAATTGTTTTATCAGATATAAATATACTATTAAAATCTTTTTCTGATAATTCTTCTTTTTTTACAATAAAACTAGGACATTCATTAATTAATTTTCTATAAAATTTTTTAGATTCATATTTTAATTTTTCATTTGTATATAATTTTATAAAACCGTTATTTATAAAATATTTAATATTTTCTGAAATTATATTAGTATTTGAATAATAAGTATCTATTAAATGTTTAAACAAAAATAAACCTGCATATTTTTTTTCTATACCAAAAAAACAACAAATACCATTTTGATAATTGTTTTTATTGTAAGTATATATTACACTAGAACTAATTTTTATAAATAAAACATTATTAAAAACAATTGAAAAATTTTTTTTATAAATAATTTCTCTTCCAAGAAATTTTTTAATATAATTATTATTTAAATCAAAAAATTTATAGAAAAACTCATTATTAGTTGAATATTGATTAATATTTAAAAAATTAATTTCTTTAATATTTGCTATGTTTAATGTATTTGTAAAATTTAAATTTTTTAACTCTTTATAAAAATTTTCTTCAAAATTTTTTAAATACTTTATTTTTTCATTACTGTTTAAATTATTATTATTTACAATACTATTTAAATTATTATGTAAATTATTTATACCTAATAAATTAATAAGAAAATCTAAAGGTACTATATCTGTAGTGTTTACAGGTAAAAATTCATTATAAATAAGTTTCATATTTAGTTATTTAAATTCAAACATCATCATAGGTAATGATACTCTAGTAAAAAATGGTACATCCCTTATTGAAAATTCTGAATAATAGTTAGTAATATAATTATTAAATAAAGAAGTCATCATACTTGCAATCATCATACTACAATGTGTAGTTGATTTAGCTGTACAATCTTCATCAGGAATAGAATTATCTTCAAATATAGTAGCTCTATATTTTTCTATATCTTCTTCTGTAGGTTTAACAACTAATACTTGAAATTCTTCTGCTAATAATCTACCATCAATAAATATACAAGGTTTATTTTCATTACCTTGCATTCTAGTAACGTTAACCCATCTTCCAAAAGCTATTTTTCTAGCTTCCATATTATCAAAACACGAAAAAGTAATTGGTAATATAGTACCGCTAGTTCCTGATATTCTAACTTTAGATGTAAAAAAATCTTTTGTGTTTTCAGGAGATAATATATTAATTAAATTTTTTACAGAATTAACTTTTGGTTTATTAATATCAGAAATAGCTAATAATTGACCTCCTAAATTATGTAATTCTACATTATCAAAATCTTGAATAAGTATTTGATGACCTTGTCTTGATAAACTTAGACCTAACCAAGAACCTATACCACCAGCACCAAGTATAGATACAGACTGTAAATTTTCATACCAAGGTAATCCTTTAAATCTGCCATGTGTTTGTATTATTTTCATCATAATTTTTTTAATTTAAAAAGGGAGCAAAGCTCCCTTATGTTATTTTTCATTTGATTTTAATCTAAATTCTTCTTCTAATATTACATTATCTAATGTATGTTTAATATGAAGAGCTTTTAATTTTAAATTAATTTGGTTTAATAAATCTGTTTCTTCTTTTACAGATAATTTTTCATCTGTACAAAAATCTTCAAATTGTTCTTCTAAACATTCAATAAATGAGTACATTGAAAAAGTATCAAAAGAAGTACCATTAATATGTTTATAAAATTCACTAAATTTATAAGTAAATTCCATATTTTCAGGTATATTTTTTAAATCTAAAGCTAAAATAGCTTCATCTAATGAATCAGATAAAATATTAATAGCACTTGTTTCTTTAGATAATTTACCTTTACTTTTTTTATTTTTAAGTTTAGGAACATAAAAATCATCGTCATTATCCCAATAATTATGTGTTTTTTTATTATTTAAAAGTTCATTATCTTGAAATAATCTACCGTTACCATAAAAATTATTATTACTTTGATAATTATAATCTGGATAAAAAGTATATTTAGATTTTTTCTTTTCTATTTCTTCATATCTTTTTACAAAAGATTCTGGTAGGTTTACTACATCATGTTCTTTATACTTAATTGTACAATCATAAGTAAACATTGCTTTTTCTTTTAAATCTTTTTTAGTACTATTATTTCCAAAAGTACCATCATCTTTTTTAAATTTTAATACTCTAGAATAATTTTCTTCTATTTCTCCTTCAAAAGCAATTTTTGCACACCATTTATCAATATCTTGAAAATTTACAATTAATGATAAATAATAATTATATGCAGTATGATTATCAATTAATTCTTTTGTATCAGTACCAGAAAAGAAACAAGACATACTATGATGCGTGTGAATATGTCCTGTTTTTAATGTTTCATCATTCATTAAAGAATTTATTTTATCGAAAACATAATCATCTTCAGTTAAAGCTTTAGATAAAGAATATTCAGTATAAGAAGCAGAACCAATATCCATTAAAATAATATCAATCATTTCAATTACAAATTTTGAAGGGTTTTCTATACTTTCTTTAATTATTTTATAGATTAATACACCACTCCATTCAACTGATTTTACTTTATTATGAAGAAAATCTACTTTATCTTTAAATTCTTTACTTATTAAAATTGTTGGTTTTTCTGGTAAAGAAATTTGTTTAATTGTGGGATTTACTACATTGTTAAAATTATTATTAAATCCTATAGGATTATTAACTTTATAAGGTAAATTTACATCATCATCCAATCTATGTAATAAATTATTTTTACTAGATTTACTTTTTTTTACTTTTGCTAGTTTATTATCAGCAGTAAAATTTTTAACACTTTTCAATTTTTTTAATATATTTGTCATAAATTTTTTTGTTAAAATAATATTTAATTTTATTTTCAATAATAGTTTTTAATGAAGATGGTATTCTTTTTTCTTTAATTTGTTCTAATTTATTATCTTCTAATGTTATAAAAATATCTTTATTTGTTAAATCAGTATATAAATACTTGTTTGTTAAATTTACATTATTTGATGAAGACGTTCTTTTTATATACCTTACAATACCTAAATTATCTTTATCTGTAATATAATTGTTAGATATTATATCATAATAAAATTCTTCATTTATAATTTCAGCGTTTATGATATTATTATTTAATAAATCAGATTCTACACTAATAGATAAAGTTTTTTTTATTACATCTTTATTAAATAAACTGTTAGTATTTAATTTTTCAATAATTGATGCAAAACATTCTAAATTTATAGCTTTTTCATCAAGGTCATTATAAAATTCATTGTTACTTTTTACAATATTTTTAATATATTTATAAGGAGTACCTTCTAAAGATTCCCATCTAATGTATGAATCTATAGTTGCAAATATTGATATAAAACTTTCAAATTTAGATTTTATGTAAATTGAACTTTCGTTAAAAAAATTAAAAAACTCATGAATTTTTTTATTTATTTCAGTATCAGAACCTCCATAACATAAATCTGAATCAAGAGAATAACAATCTCCTTGTGAATGAGAAAAATTATAAGAAGAATATAATTCGTCTTTAGTTACTACTGGTCTAATAATTCTACAATAATTTCCACCATAATCATTTAAATTATTATCAACAGATATTGGTATCATGAAATTTATTTGTGGCATAGTATGTTTTAATCTAAGAGAATTTGAAATTTCAACATTTTTAAATTTTAACATTAAATTAAAAGCACCAGCTCTACAAGTATAACTACTTTTTTGGTCACAAAAATTAAATTTATTAAATACAGAAAAATTTAAAACTTCACTTAAAAAAATTTTAGTAAGTTTTTTTCTAGTTGAAGACTCTTTTTCGCCTACTATAATTTCAAAATCAATATTTAAAAAATCTAATACTTTATGAAAAAACATTAAAATTATAGCATTTGCTTCAGTTTTATATTTATTATTATACCCGTTTAATTTTCCTAGTAAAGATTTATTTTCATTTAAATAAACTATAATGTCATTTAATTCATTATTATTTAATAAATTAATAGCTGTTTCAATAAAAGTTTCTTCAATGTTTTTAATTTCTATTTCAGGTACTACTACTTGTTCTGTGTTTTCTTCTACTTGTTTTATTTTTTCATTATTAATAGATTGAGAAAACATCATATCTATTTCTTCAAACAGTAAATCATCCATTTTTTTTATTTTAAAAAGCCGATAATAATTAAATTATCGGCTTTTGTTTTTATTAGATTAAATTGTTTAAAATTTCAGAATTTATTATAGAAATTAATTTTTTTTGATAAATTTCTAATATGTTTTCTTCTAAAACATCTAAATCTTGCATTATTTTCCTGATTTAATTTCTTTTGTAGCTAAAAATATAATAGCTTCGCCTGAAGGTAATTGAGCATTGTCGTCTTCTAAACTAACTCTTGTTTCTCTAACCATACCTCTTAAATTAGCTGTAATGAAATCTGAATTTTCAGATTTTAATTGACCCCATGTTGTTGCACTTGTGATAACTTCTTTTCTTACTTGAGAATTTGAGTTAAATAATGTGATTTTTCTAGACATAATTGTAAATTTTAAATTGTTATTATTTTGTTGTTATTAAATTTGTTTCGTTAGCAACTAAAGTGCTATCTAAATAGTTAATATAAAATTCCATAAATTCGTTGTATAATTCTTGAAAATCGTATTTATCTAATACATTATCTGCATTATCTAACTTATCTTCAATAGCTATTCTTATAGAATTATAATTTATATTAGTGCTTATACCATGTTTTATTAATTTTTTAATAAGAGAATCTTCCATATTTAAGATTTTAAAATAAACACCAGGATTTTCTTTATTAATAGAAGTATATTTACCATTTATACTTAAAGGTAAAGGAAACATTACACTTACATTATCATCTTCAATTAATTCTTTTTTTACCATAAAATCTTGAATTGTTTGAAGAGGATTAATCCAATCATATTTCCTTTTACTATTCCTTACAAAATGAAACCCTATTAATAAAGGATTGCTTAGTTGTCTTTTTTCTATTTCATTTGTAAATTGATTTTTAATTTCATTAATTTTTTCATCACTATCTTTATAATATTTTAAAGATAATTTACTGCTAATTAACATTTTTCCTGTCCATCTTTTACTGTTTTTAGAAGATGGTACATTATTCGGAATAAAAAATATCATTTAATTTTTTGTTAATTAAAGATTTTAACTTTTCAGGATTATTAAATTTTATAAAATCAGAAGGGTCTTTATATTCATCAATAAAAATTGATTTAAATCCATAAACTTCTTCATATTTTTTACTAGCTTCTTTACCAGGTTCATCATTATCGAAAAGCATTATAATGTTACTACAAACTTTTTCTTTTAACTTATTTATTATAGTTTCATTCAATAAAACTGTTTCTGATGCAGGTGCTATAGCAGTAAATCCTATACTATATAATGACATTACATCTTTTAAAGATGATGTTATAAACAATATTTTTGGATTTTGTTTAATAGCTTGATTAATACCTTGTAAAACATTAGAATCTGTATTACTAAACCATTTGTATTTTAAATTTAAAGGATTTAATATTTTATAAAATTTAATATTATTTTTAATACCTAATTTATAAGCAAAACATAAATTTTTATTATAAATCCAATTACCATTAATAGAATACGCATTTAAAGATTTTACATTATAAAATTCTAATATTTTTTTATCAATATTATACTGTTTCCAATATTCTAAATCATTTTTAGAAAAGTTTTTAATATTGATATTTATTATACATTTTTCTTTAGGTAAAATAGTTAAATCATGTATTATAGGTTTTTCTATTATATCACTTTTAATAGAACTTGTTCCTTTAAGATTTAAATTAAAATCATTATTTATAATATTTAAAGCGGTAATAAAATCACAATTATATTTAGCTCTTACATACTGAAAACAATTATAATAATGACCTGTAGAAAAATCTTTATAAACTAAACCTTTTGATAAATTAGATATTATACAACTTGGTTTTTTATCTTCTCTTAATTCAGAACAAAATAAATTTCCAAGTTCTTTAAAAGAAGAACAATAAAATTTAAATATATCATATTCTGATATTAATTCAAGAATTTTTTGAAAAGTTAAAGCTTCTTTTGGTTTATTACCATACATAAAAAATTATTTTTAATAAAAAGAGGGTAGAAATTAATCTACCCTCTAGATTAATTAAAATAATTCATCGTCATCACTATTATCAGAAGAATCATTATCTACAGGTTTTTCCAACTCATATTTATCATATTTTGGATTTGTAGATAAAATATCTTCTTTATCAGGAGTGGTAATAAAATTAGGAAAAGTAGGTACTGTAATATAACCTTTTTTGTTATATACAAACTTCATAGTAAATTCTTTAGTTGTAAAATCTTCATCTTTTAACAAAGCTTTGATTTTACTAACAAAATTTGCAAAACTATTAGCAGGTTTAGCTTCAATTTTATCAGCATAAGCCTGTTCTCCTACTAATTTTGTACAAATGTGTTTTACAGTTCTGTTAATTTGGTCTATTTGCCAATCTTCTTCACCTTCAAATAAAGAAATTTTAACTAAAGCACCGTTAGCTTGTTTAAAAACAAATTCAGCTCTATCTTCTTGAACTTGTTCATCTTTGTCTTTTGCAAAATCAAAATAGATAAATTTGTTCCCTTTTACTCTCTCACCTGCTACTGGTAAAACATAAGAACTATCTGAAGCTAATGTTTCACCTTTTGAATTTGTTGATTTACCGTACATATTTATTAAATTTAATGATTACTTATTAAAATAAAGATTCTTCTTCTTCCTCTTCTTCTTGAACATCATCTAAAACTTCTTGTGGTATTTGTTCAGATTCTTCTTCAACAATATTTTGGGGTTCTAAAGATACTTCAATTTCTTGATTTTGTGTTAATGTTTCTTCAATTAATTCTTCTTTTTCATCTTTAATTAATTCTTCTGATTCAATAACATTAGTGTTTTCATGATTTTCTAAAGATTTTATTCTTTCTTCTTTTTCTTCAATGGTATCAACAATTATTAAACTAGATTGTTTTTTAGTTTTTTTACCTTTTAATTGTGGATGATTGAATAAAATAGTTAATTGGTTATTATCTAAACCATATTTTTCACTAATTGAACCTATTAATGGTTCATAACCAATTGATGATGGTTTTCTGGTTAAACCATTTTCTAAATCATTTAAAATTTCTTGAATACTTACAATTTTTGCCATTTTTTTTACTTTTTTAAACTTTCATAAATTAATTCCCATTTTACATCGCAAACATCATTTTTTTCAAAATCATATTTTGCTAGTATTATTTCTTGTCCTTTAAGATGATTACATCTTGAACCACAAACAATTTCATCTGAACCTTTAAAATTTGCTATAAGATTATTGTCTTCGTCTCTATATAAATAACAAATAGCATCTGCATCAGTACTTATTATAGTTTTTAACTTACCAGTTAAATCTATTTCTTTATGAGATACTTCTTTACCTTTTTTCTCAATAGAGCTATCTTTTAAATGGCAAACTAAAATTATATTGTCTGCTAATTTTTTAATTTTATTAATCCATTCTTGAAAAGCTTTTCTTAACCAGTAATAACCTGCTCCACGACTTAGTTCTAAAACTGAATCACCTTCAAAATTTGCACCTATTGGTTGAGCTTTATAAAGTTCTAAAGCATAATCTAAACACCATTCTTCTAATTTAGTAGTAGTGTCTATAATTACTGTTTTATAAGGTCTTTTAGCTTTTATAATAGCTGTACCAACTTCTTTTAGTTCTTTTAAGTTATTTACTTTAATTTTAACAGCATCAACAAAATCAGAACCATCTTCTAAATCAATCAGTAAAGAATTAGGTAATTTACTTAATATAGTAGTTTTACCGATTTTTGGAATACTGTAAAGTATTAATAATTTTGGGTCTCTAGATATAGATTTGACTATATCTTTTGGTAATTCAATTTCTAACATAATTTTTAAATTAAATATTTACTTGCTTTTTCATAATACTTATCTTTCATATCAACAGCTTTAGGAAGTTCTCTAAAAGTACCTACAGGACCTATAAAATTTAATCCTATATTAATACCTGGTTCACCATCACGATTTTGTAATATTTCTAAATTTCTAAAACTGTTTCCTAGTTTAGTTATATCATAGCC